ATTTAAATGAACTCTATTATAACAATTTCCATCAGCAGCTTTTAACCATAAATCTGTTCTTGTTGAACCATTAACACCTCCTAAATCTGCTCCATCCAATCCACTGTTTGTTCTTGAATAAATAGACATATGAAAAGAATCATTTGTGATAAATGCTGTGTTTGGATTTAATCCTGTATTTGCATATCCATTGACTCCGCCTGTGTAACCGTTAGAGTTCCATGTTCCACCTCCACTAAATGATAATTGATATTGAGCTGTGTTTTTAAGGTTGTAAGAATTACTTGTAGCAGTACCACCAACAAAAGGATAAACCGCTTTCATTTTAGTCCACAAGCTATCAGCTTTTAAGCCTATTACTAACTGATTAATAGCAGCTTGTTGAGTAGGGTCTGTAATTGAAGCAGTTGTAATAAATGCTTGTGCATCTGGATCAACTGAAGGAGCTCCTGAAATATCAGTTAAACCCGCCCAACTATCTGCATAGACGTCACCCCAACCAATAGCATTATTAGAACCTTGTCCCCAACCTATTGAGTTGTTAGCTGCACCGTCACCCCATCCGTTACTATTTGCCATAATTACGCTGTTTTATCTCCCCACATATACCAACTGTCGGTATCGTGTTTTCTTAATGTTATAACTGAATATTGTCCTTTTGTCTTATATTCACTGTTGTAGCTTCTTAAAGTTACACCAACAGCGGGTGAAATGGTTACCTGTCCAGCACCCATTTGATAAACATAAATTACCGTTCCAATAGGAAAAGCAATATTAGAATTTAAAGGTATTGTAATCGTTTTAGCAGTCGCTGCATTCATTTCAACAATCTTATAAGACTGATTTAAAGCAAGTGTAGTATCGTCTGTTACATTAGAATGAGCTAATTGCTGTATTTCAGCCCCTGTAACGTACTTTGAGTCGTATGTACTACCATTGTAATCAGCGATAGGTAATCTATCGTTATACTCAAGCGTTGTGTTCTTTGCTGTTAGTTGACTTATCTTTACGTTCGCCATTTATTTTACTTAAATATATTTGTAACTTCTTTATGTTTTCTTGCTTTGGATTGTACCGTTTTTTCATATAAACCAACCAAAATAATTATTATTAGTATCAGGATACATATCTCCGTTTGAATTAAGATTGTATTCAGGAAATAAATTCATGTTAAAAGCCATATAATCTATGAATCTTTCTGTGTAATGCTGTGCTATGCTTCTTTCTTTTTCAATTAAGAAATCGATTTCGTTTTTTTCTACGTTTGTAGCATTCTCTGAATTGTGCTTATAAACGCCTTTATTAGCGATTGTATAAGCTGCAAAGGGTAAGTATTCAACCATAGCCCAATGTATAAGCATAGGCTTTATATACGTCGTTGTAAGCGATAAATAATCTCCTGTTAAATCGTCGTTTTCGATATCCGTCTTAATCTTGTCTAAAAGACGAGTTCCTAAGAAGTTCTGAATGTGTATGTCTTGAGCTACTTTAATCCATTGAATAAAGTTGTCTGTGTCTACATTGCCATTCATGGCAGTAAACTTTACTACGTCCTCTCTCGTTATTAATAATACTTCTGCCATTTTATTTTCTGTAATATCCTTGGTTAGGCATATCAATAGGTCTTTGACTTACCAAACTTGGGTTTTTAACTATGTAACCTAATTTTTCAGCTTTACGTCCAGCAATTTCTTTTGCTTCATTTACATCTATCGCTTGACCTTCAAAAGTTGCGTATACTCTTTTATTCCAACGGTGGTGACAATTAGCTCCTCCTTTATATAACCATATTGAATAAGTAGCAGCTCCGTCAATACCAAATCCAGCGTTAACAGGTTGTTCACCCATTTTTAAAATATCTTCTTTTCTATATACTTTATCTGAAGACATCATAGCTTTACAGAAATCTCTTCCATTCGCTTTAGTTTCTCCAGCGTACACATATCGAGTTAAAAACTTAATACCGTCTATTACCGCATCTTGACCACTTCTTAAGTTAGGTCTTGCATCTCCTGTACTTACTAAATTTACTACTTTAGATAATAAACTTTGTTTAGGTTCTTTGCTTAGTATTTCGTTGTCTAAATCGTCTGTGTCGTAATCTACTTCGTGTTCGTCTATTAGTATCCATTCAGGATCAACTTCTTCACCTAAGTCAATTAACGCTTGTGCTAAAGCATCATTTTGAGAACTTAACTCCGTTCCTGTTTCTTCAGCTACTTGTTCTTCTGTTTGTGCGTTTTCTAAGTCTGTAAATTCTAAAGGTTGTAACGTTTTAAAGAATAACTTCAAAGAAATTCCATTATAAGCTAAGATAGTATCAAATGCATCTAATAATTCTTCTTGTAATGGCTTAATAACCATGTTGTCAAATAGAACACTTGAATCTCTTAACTCATCTGCGTTACTTGAGAATCCATTGCTTGAAGCAATACCAAATAACAAAGGTGAAGTAACGTTGTGTCCTAACATTATCTTACGTAGACATTCTTCAGATAAGTACGTATAATGGTCTGGAGCATCATTCAAAGGAATATCGTCAACAGTAGTTTTACTTTCTTGGTTTAAGTTAAACGCTACAATTACCTTTTGACCTCGTGAACCTGTTAATTTACTTAATACTTTACTTGAAATAATTTCTTGTTGTTCTTCACTTGGAACACCGTTATTAAAGTTTACAACCTTAGTACCTGAAAATCCATTTTGAACCTCGTTTATTAAATAATCAGCAACTTCTTCTTCAAGTAAAGCGTATGGAATAGCACCTTGATAGTCAGGATAAGCGTAATACTTCATTCCAACAGCGTAAGGCTTTACAAATAATATTTCTATTTGATCGTTTGAATATCCAAATGCTGAAATTCTTTTAGGTGCGTATTTCTTAACGTCTAACCAATTATCTGAATAATAATATGCTTCTATTTCTCCGTCTTTATTGCACTTTTCAGCTCTTAATAAATTAACAGGAATATGATAAGCCTTAAGAATTGATTTATGGTCTTGTGAATAATGTACTTGAATAGCGAACTGTCCTAACATCTTTCTATCCATAACCATTTTACGAATACAATCCTTGTTGAACAAAGTCATCATTTGAGCGTACTCATTTGGCTTTTTAGAAGCATCTAACGCACTTAATCCACGTCCGTAAACTAATCTACTAATATTGTTTATAATAGCGTTATTCGTCGTAGAATTCGTGTATCTGTCGATTAGATATTGATAGTAATTATTGTCTTCACCAAATTCAACCCAAGCATCTCTTTTAGATTCCTGAATTGTTGGTGTAGTGTAAGCACTTAAATTTAAAACATGTATATTACTCATAAACTATAAATGTATTTCCAGTAGTGTTTGAAACATACTGTCCGTTGTTAACTGAAAAACTTACTATACTTTGGTCTGTGCAAAATATTCTATCTCTGTAAATTATATCAGTTCCGTTTTTTATTTCTAAATTGTAAAAATGATTTTCAACTAAACTGAATTCAGCTTCTAAAGTTGAATAATAATCTCCTTCTGTAAAATCCCAAGCTTCTAAAGATACCGTTTCATTGGTTTGATCGTCCGTTATTTCAACCGTATCAAAAGTCGAACTACGTGGAATAAACACAAAAGTTTGGGGTGTTACATCTGTTGTTAGTACAATCATATATCTATAACTACAAAAGTCTTATTTTGTGCAAAATCAAAAAACCCCGCTTTATTTGCAGGGTTAGGCTCAAGTCTTTCTCATCTTGAGGGGGCATAAACAAAAACCCCACCGATTAGGTAGGGCTTCCTGTTGTTATGTTAGGATTAGTTGGTAACGATTAAAGCATCGTTAGTTCCGTCGTTGAAAACAGCAGCTAATTCAGCTTCAGTAGTACAATCCAAGAAATTGGCCGGTATGCGCTCCATGGCCGTAAAAGTCAAATTATATCCGTTGAAATCTCCCATTGCAGTACCTGAAGAAACAGTTCCAGCAGTTACATCACATCCTTGTTCAAGTCCAGCCAAAAAGAATTGGTGGTCACGAGTTTCTACTACGATTCTTGGACGTCCGTAAGCTAACATTTTTACATTCTTGTGTGTAGCGATATCTTGCTTTTTCAATTGTGCAGTTAATACTTGCTCAAAAAATGTAGTACCGTTATCTCTTGAAGTTTGAATAGTTTGCTCAAATCCGTTAGCACCTTTCAACTCATATTTGTACAAAGACAATTGAGTAGCTGGTTGCCAAGTTACAATTACGTCAGAGTTTGCAGAAACACCGTATGTAACGTTTTGAGTTTCTAAATCTCCATAGTTAATGAAGTAAATATTTAAAAGTCCTGAAATTGCATCTTTACAGGCTTCTAATCTTCCGTTTGCTATATCACAGCTCATTTTATTATATTTTTAATGTTAAACAAAAAAGGGAAGGCATTTTACCTCCCCTTCAATTAAGTTAGTTTATATTAGTTAGCAGAGTTTGTGATTCCGTAAGTAACAACGTCAGAAGCAAAACCATACTTAGCGTCAGCAGTAAATCGCATAACTACTCGTACGTTTTGAGAACCGTCATTGTCAGCCATATCAATTACTCTTACTTCGTTCATATCATTCATTAAACCTGTTGCAAAGTACAAGTTAGAAGTTTGAGAAAGTAATGCAGTGTTAGCAGCAAGACCGTTAGCTAAGAATACAGGAACACCGTCGAAATACAAATCGTTTAATGATTGGTTAGTTCCTTTGTTGTCATAACCATTAGCACCTACTCCTGAAGCAGCAAATCCACCCAATGCACGAACGTAAGCTCTGTAAATGTTAGAAGAAACATAGATTTTCAAATCTTCTTTTCCGTACAATGCAGCAGGACAAGCGTCAACGATTTTACCAAGTTCTGTGATTACGTTAGAAGCTGTTACAGTAGTTCCAGCAACCTCTTGAGCAGAAGGTAAAGCAGCATCAGTAGTTAATTGTGTCATGATACCAGCGAACTGACCAGCAGTTGCGTTAACACCTTGCCAGATAGAAGTTTCCATTCCAGCAGCTACTTTTTCAGCAGCGTGTGCGATTAAGAAATCTGCGAAAGACTTAGGTAATACGTCAAATGCAGAGTAACCCATTTGAATCGCATCCCAATCTGAACGGAAATCTGATTTACACAAAGTCAAGTTAACTTGGAAAGATTCTGGTTGAAGAACTCTTTCAGTCAATGTGATTGTTGAAGTAGGATCGTAGTCACAAGTTGCGTTTTTGATGATATCATCAGTAGCTACTCTTTTGATTACTTGTTTGTACTTCACGTTTGGCATGATAGTCATACCACCTTTTTCTAAGGTTGGAGCAGACAATAAAGCTGCTGCAATGTACTTACCTGAAAATTCACCAGCGTAAGTAGTTGTAATTGAAGTTGTTGTTGCCATTTTTATTTAAAAAATTAATTATTACTTGTTTAGTTTTTCTAATACTGAATCCATAATAGTGCGAGGTCTTTTAGACGCAATTTTAATAGATTCTACTTTGTTTTCGTTTTCTGGGTTGAAAGAAATTGGTTTAACTTCAGAAAGTTCTACTTCTTCTTCTTCTTTCAATTTGCTTAATTCAGCTTTTAAAGTTTCGTTCTCAGCTTGTAGTTTTTCGATTTCAGAAAAGAATGTTTCTTTAACTACTGATTCGATAGTTTTCTTAGGAGCTGTTTTTTCAGTTTCCATTTCTTCAGCAACAGGTGCTTCAACTTCTATTTCTACTTCAGGAGCTTCTTCTTCCTCTACTTCTTTCTCTTTCACTTCAGCAATTATTCCTTCTTCAACTACTACTAAAATACGTCCGTCTTCTAATTCGTACTCTCCAACGGGAACAGGTATTTTTTGTTCGTCTTCTGTTACGATAAAGATTTCGTTTCCAGCTTCGAATACATCAGCTTCTAAAACTGTTACACCGTCAGCTAATTTCATTTGCTCAAGATTCACTTCCATACCGAGCAAAGTTTTAATTTGGTTTATTAGGCTATTTTTCATTTTTGTTTTTATTTATTTTCTTGGTTTCCAATCAGTAGGGTTTCCTATTTTATTTCTTAAATCTGAAAGTCCTGTTATTGCTTTTTCCAACCAATTAACATCTGGACCTGTAATTCCTAAATCTTTAATTGCTTTTAAAGTTTCTTTACCGTCAAGAGTGACAATAACATAAGAAGAAACAAAGTCTTCAGATATTTTAGCTAATTGATTAGTTACAACATCATATTGTTGTTTTGCCGCATCAAATTGTTTATTTAATGTCATTGCTTTTTCATAAGCCTTTTCAATATCCGTAATTGGTTTTGCAAGGTCTATTTCATGTTTTTCTAACTCTACATTGTTAGATTTAAACAATTTTTCGTAAACTACTTTTTTCGTATTCATAACTTATTAACTTTTGATTTTTTACTTGTTCCTTTTTTAGTTGTTTTGACGAACGATAGTTCTTACTCCGTTGTCTTCTGTTACATTTACTACGTCTGTTCCTGTACCAGCTGTTTTGCCTATTCCTTGAGCTTCTAAGCTACCGTCACAACATTTCTTTTTGTATGTTCCGTCTTTACATAGACATCCTCTTTTGCCACCTCTTGGACTTACTTTACTTTCTGTTCCCATTATTATTTATTTTTAATTTCTTCTAATTTACGTTGAGCCCACTCTATGCCTTCGTCACCTCCCCAAGCTAACCACATTAAACGCCCACAACCATCTCCTAATTCCTTTTGTGAATTCTCTTTGTGTCGTGCAAATGAAGCCATTCTTGAAATAGTTTCTTCAGATATATTTTCTCCGTTTGCTAATTGATTAGCTCTTGCTTTTCCAACAGGAGTGCCACAGTCACCCCAGCCATTTTCTTCAGCCCATCTTAAAGCTATCTTTGCATTCTCACTTGCTTGTTTAGGGTAATCGCTATAAGTTTCTAATTTATACTGTTCGTCTTTTAGTATCAAATCACGAATAGCATTAATCAATCTTTCTTCTTCGTTTTCCTGTAAGCTCATTTCGTATTTATCTACAAAATAACCCTCGATAGAAAATCCTTTTACTTCACCCGCTTTAACCTTGTTCCAAATTTCATCATTGTTTACTTTCATAGAAATCATCCAAGTTCCTTTAGGCAAACTAAAACCGTATTTAACCGACTTATCTAATTTCTCGTCTTCAATGATCCAACTTTCTACAACTGACATTCCTTCTAACATTTTCTTTTCATGTTCTAAGGTTGCATTGTTTTGATTAGCTCTCATTAAGAATAACTCACTTGCTTTACGAACTGTATCTTCACTGAAATAAATGTAAAACTCTTTGTCTTTATTCTTACGATAAATTTGTTTGTTAGGAATTAAAGCAGCACCCATTAAAATGCGTTTTTCTATGTCAACTTCTTTGAGTTCTACTTCGTGTTTTTTTAGTGCTACAAAGTTTTCTTCTATTGCTGGACTTTCAACAACTGAAACAGCATTGATTCCACTTGTTACTTGTTTATCGTCAATCAGTAATTCTATAATCTCAAACTTTTCCATAATTCCTTAACTTATAATGTTGCGTTTTGTACTCGATTTCTGTCTAAGGCTTGAGCAGAAGTAACTTCACCACTTACTACATACGCTTGTACAGGTTGCTGTTGTAAAGTTGCTAATTGGTTTATTCCACTTGTGCCTATTGTGTTAAATTGTGCAGTCATTGAAGCACCACCAGCCGCAGCTCCACCTCCACTTGGAGAAGTAGTAGAAGTAGAGCCCCCGAACTTTGACTGTGATATTTTAGCAATATTAACAGCAGCAAATGCTCCAGCTAATCCCGCCTGAATATATGGATAAGCGGGAAACACCGTAGTAATAGCAGATTTTTGAGCAGTCTTATACGCTTCAATAGTTCCTTCAATACCCGCAATAGTAGCACTTGCTAATTTAGCAGCCTTGTCAACTTGGAATGCTCTTCTTGCTGCCTTCTCATTTTGTCTACCAAATAATTCTGTAATATTAGAAATTAACTGTAAGCTGTCTAATGCAATTTGAACTTTTGCTTTTGCTGTTTCTTCTGCTGTTTTTTTCTCCTCCTCCTCTATTTCTTTTTTCTTAGCAGCTTCTGCTTCACGTAATTCAATACGTTTTGCAGCGGCTTCCATTTCAGCATCAAATTCAATTTGTCTTTGTTGAATTTCTTTTTTGTTTTTTTCTTCCCAAGTTAATGCTTTTTCTTTATTGTACTTTCTGTCTAATTCGGCTAAGTCTTTATCTAAAGTTTGTTGAATTAATTTTTGAGCTTCAGCAAATTGTGAGCCTTTTATTATTCCTTCTTTGTTTCGTTTTTCTAAATCGTCCTTCGCATCTTTTGAACGTGCCTCAATAATAGCTTTTTCTTTTTCATATCCATCAGCCATTAATGCAATACGCTTATCTCTATTCTCTTTTTCTAAATCGTATTTTTGTTTTTCAGTTGTTTGTGTGGTTTGAACGCTTTGAGTTTGTGCTTCATTACGTGCTCTTAATGTTTCAGCCTCAAATACAGCCAAATCATTTACAGCGTCTAATCGGGCTTGGTTAGCAGCAGCGTTTTCTCTTGCTAATTCATTTTGTGAATTAAGAAATTCGTTAAACTTCTCGTTATATTCACCCCATTTTTGCTCCCTTATTGCAATAGCTTTTAATTCAGAAAGTATTAATCTATTTTTCTCTCTGTTCTGTACCCATAAAGCGTAAGTTTCATTTTGTAAGCTCGTTTGGTATCTAATAGAAGCCTTTAATCTTTGTCTTTCTAAATCTGTTGTATCTTTACCTTGAGCTTTTAATAGTTTAATTTGACGATCCATTGCTTTATCTTCAGCATCGTAACTTCTTTGCTTCATATCCCGCAACTTCTCACGCATCTCTTTTTCTTTCTTAATCTCTGCGATTCGATTATTGGCAGCTCTTAACGCAATAGCGTCAGCTTCTTTTTGTTTAAAGTTTGTTATTCCTATCCAATCGGAAAACATTTTAAACCCATTAATCACTGGAGTGAATACGCTTATGATTTTTTCAAAGTTTGCTATAACCATTCCAAGACCAACTACTAATGCTCCAACACCCGTTGAAATTAAAGCAATCTTAAATACTTTCATAGCACCCGTTGCACCTCCTACGATAGCACTATACGCACTTGTAACTGCTCCCAATACAGCGACACCAGCAGCACTTGCTTTAGCAGCAGCACCCATAGCTTTAAATGCTGGAATAGCAGCATGAACAGAAGCAATACCTGAAGTCAAGGCAACAGCAGCATTCAATTTAACCATTGTTTCTTGCATATCCTTGGACTCTACTCCAAACATCGCGATAGCACCTTCAGCAGCGGCAAAACCTCCAGCAACACCACCAACAACAGAAGTTAATTTTTGAGCAATAGGAACTGAAGCAGCATCTACCTGCATATCCACTTGCATCTGTGTGCTTCTATACTGTTGAACAGTAGCTAATAAATCTTTATATTCTTGAGTAGCTGTTTGTCCCGCTAAAGCTAATTCATATAAACGGTCTTCAGCTTCACCCATTCTTGTGGTAAGCGGCTGTAACTCTCCGTATGTTTGTTGAAAGGTAGCGTTAGTATCAGTAGCAGAAGCACTTAAAGTATCGTAAGAAGCTTTTAATTCTTTTAGCTTTTGTTGTGCCTGTTCAAATTCAGTATTATTAACTCCTACTGTTCCGTTTAATTCTTGGATTTGTTCTTCAGTAGCTGCAATTTCTTGACGTAACTTTTCAAACTGTTGCTCAACAGATAATGCGTTAGTTTCTACATTTAATTCGACCGTTCTTATTTCCGCCATTTCATTCTAAGTTGTTGTTTATAAATCTTTTTTACTTTACTCGTGTATTCGTATTTTCCTTTAGCAATATCAACTACCTCACTAACATTATAAAAATCTCCTGTTTTTAACAATTCTAAAATTAAACCTATCATTCTTGTATTATTGTTATTTGATTACTCGCTTGTGAACCGTCAGTAAACGTATAAGTAACTGTTAAAGTGATTACTTGTTGCGTACTGTTTTCTGTTACTATGTTTTGAAATACTTCTGTTATTATATTATCGCTGTTTTCTGCTAATAATAAACTTGGGCTATTCGTGTTTTCAGGAATACATACTTCAATAATCGAACTACTTGTAATTGTACTTGGTGTTATGGTAACTCCTCCAGTGCTTGTTGTTATAGTTGCACTTTCTGCTCCATTTAGCATATTAACACGAACGTCTAAACATTGAGCAAACTTAGTAGGATTATAAATGTCTTGAGCTATTAAAGGACGAAAATCTAAGTATAAACTAAACTCTACTTCGCCATTTGTAAGATTAGATTTCATTTCGTTTATGATATATCTCTTATCTCTTATTATAAGTCTGTCGTTTAGTCTTAGATTAGTTAATAGGCTAATTGGTAGTATCGTCTTTACGTAGACTAATCTGTTCTTAAGGTTGAATAAATTAGTTAAATACGGAAAGTAGTAAGTAGCGTATAAACCTTGTTGAATTGTTTCGTTGTGTATTATAGAATTATCAGCCCCAAAGTTTAAACTGTATTTCGTGTTTTGGTAAGTTAAGTCTTGACCAAACAAAGCGTAAGAATCAATATTCAAATGAGTCGTGCCGTCAAAGAATTTAATGTCATGTGCTAACGATTGACTTGCACCATACAAATACATCAAGCAAGGCTTAGGAACGTAAGACTGAAAATTCTCATTTAAAGCATATCCTAATATCGCATAATTACCACCTCCATTCAAAGCTCTTGTAAATAGTAAATTCTCAAATGGACTTTCTACTGTATATTCTTCACCGTCGTAATCAAATTGATATTCTAAGTTTCCGTATTGTTGGTTGTTCGTCTTAAAATAATTTTTGTTTACAAACGATTCGCTTTCCTGATATTTAAAAATAATTTTCTTATATAACTTAATGCGTTCATAATCAATCTCATCTGTAATAGTATGTTCTGTAATATCTACTAAAGCTCCTTGACCGTACCATTCGTCTAAAGGTAAAACTTCGTAAACATCTTCTTCAATTCCTACGCAAGTCATGTTAAACTCTTTTAATACACCAGCGAAGAAATCAGCTATCTTCATATCGGGAAGTACGTTATTTAAATTTACGTTTCCTGTTAATGAAGTTGTTACTGTGCTCATTTGAGCATAATTAGTTATTCCGTTATTTCCTATGATTTGATATATAATATACATATCGACATTCATAGCAG